AGACACAACACAACTTACAACATTTATTCTCAGAAAAAAAAATATTCTGGAACATGATACAGATCCTCAAAAGCAGATTTCTCGGACGCAATATACGATAGACAACGCACCACTTGTAGTGTGTCTACCAAACTATACTTCGGGTAACGCTCGGACGCGGCAGCCGCCAACGGTTCATGTAACGACTCATCGTCATAACCACGCATCGCATCATTAAACGAAATCCAGCGATCACTCAGCGAGGTTTCGCCATCATGGCAGTGTATGATTTGGGCTTCGCCGAGTTTCAACCAGTTCTTAATTGGGTCCGCCATAAACCTAACCCCTGCGGGTGTGTTCAAAACAAAGTACGAGCAAAAGTACTTCGTAGTTGTTGACCCTACCACCTTCACGGCCAAGTTATAAACGCGGGCTACACGCTCTGTCAAGTCCTCTCGCCTTTGTAGGGGCCGCGACAAGCGACCAATCGAATCGTCACCTAACACTGCCAACCATTGGAATTCATCTATATCATAGGCAGCTGGAAAACAAGAAGCGCTAACGAGTGAGTTCCCTAATGCCGTTGGAGCCGTACCGGTACGACGCTGCCATATCATCATGAATCTCACTGCCGCTTCATGGGCTTTCACTATTGAAGCTTCTTGGTCTTGCAACCATTCTTCAACAAGTCGGAAACTCATGCCGAACCTCTTGTATATCGCATTCTCTATTTCTATCTTCCTATAATCAGCGTTTTTATCGTACATCTCGTAATCAGCTTCGATTATATCATCAATACTAGATCCGGGATCTGGTGTATGCCCACATGAAGCGACGAATTCCGTACCGAGTACGGTCACTGGTGGGACCACGTCTCTGAAGAAGTTTTCTAGTTCTACCGGTGTTTTACGCATATGCAGAACGACTGATGGTTTCAAACAACTCAAGATACGGTCGCGGACTGTCAAGAAAGCTGGACTAACAAGAGCATTCAAATCTCTTGCATGGTACGCAATAGTGGCCATCGTACTGAATTTTTCTCGTGAATTTGCCACTGGTCTAGTCTTCTTCTTCAACTTTCCCATAAATTTTAATTTTGTAAAATCTTTTTCGAACCAATATAACGGTAACTCCATTAAACTTTTCAATGCGGGAGTCTCTAATCGCGAAACCCACGCCGCAATGGACTCCTGCGTAACTTCAATAGGTTCCCAACGTCTGAACTGAGTCCCCTCCACACAATACATTCGAATGAACCCATCTACAGCCGTGTCTAACAATTGCTCGAAGCTTTGCGGATCTGCGAACAACGAGGTATCCGCATTCCTCTTCTTTATAGCATGTAATGTATCCACCATAGTATTCGATGCGTACCCAACGGTATCAACGTGTAATTTCGACACACAGGCTCTAAAATTCCTCGGAGGATCTATTATTTGAGTATTCACCTGTAGAAACGATAACTCCATGTTGAACACATGATCGCTTAACGAGAATTCGAACTCGTCGCGTGACATATCGGGAGGTACACCATGCACTCTAGCATAAACCGCATTCAGAGTATGTATAGGGTTCCTATCATAAACTGGTTTAATGAAGGTAGCATCCATCGAGTCTTCAAAACCCAACGATGTTTCCACTCTATATAAGGGTTCCGCCGTAGCAACAACGTTAGACACTTCTACGTCCATTTTCCTTGCCACTTCGGTTTGCAGCGTATTCATGTCTTTATAAGTAGGCATAGCGACGTAGTCCACTTCTCTACGTATATCAGACGACTTATCGAACTTCGAGCTTTGCGTGCTG